TGTTCTTGGTTTTACAGCATCAATTGAAACTGTTCCTTTTGTTTCAACTTCATGTCCCCTTACATACGCCTTTCCTGGTGAAATCTGAACAGTATAAATGTCATCAGAAGGAGTGTTGCCGTTCTTTGTTACTTGATTGCTAAAATATAAACCTCTATTGCCAATTCTATCATTTAAAGTTTCTCTAAGTTCAACCTTAAATGGTTTAATATAATAGTCTCCAGATTCCTCGTAAGTTCTTCTTGCTAATTCATCTTTGAATGTAGCAAATTCCGTTCTATCTACAAATTCTTCTCTTCTACCATCTTCAACCCTCATCAACTCGACGAAACTTAAATCATCAGCATCAGTTAATGCTTTTTTAGTTAATGTGACTGAAAGTCTAAAACGATCTGCACCAGGAGCAGACTCATTTGAAAATCCTTTAGCATTGTCATAAAGGTCTCTGTTTATAGATGACGCACTTACAATTTCTTCTGTTACAGAGAGACCAACTCTATAACTTGGTCGGTTTGAATATTGGTCAAGAACTATGGTGCTAGAAGGAACCTTAACAAAGAAACCTCTGATAAAGAAAATTCCCTCACTTACTGATGCAGATGAACCGGTTTTAGTTGACTCCGATGCTATAGTTCTAGCAAATAGACTACCTGCTGTAATTCTAGTATTTGAATACTCAATATCTGATCTTGTTATCAGATTCTCTCCGTCAGCAAACTCTCTGGTAACTCCATCTGTACCAGATTTTTTGTATTTGATGTAAAGTGTGTCATAACCATCAACAGACTCAATGTCAGTCAGTCTATTGACAACATTAGCAGTAACTCCTGTAGTTTCACCTTCAATTTCAATTCCATTATCTACCAGATATTGAGTATACTCTCTAACTGGAATATTTAAAAATTGTGGATCAATACGGACTGCAAAATAAGAAGTATCTAAAAAGTTTCCACCAGGAATAACCATGGACCCTTCTTTAAAGAAGTATTGTCCAAATCTCTCAATCTGATTCTGTAAGATTGATTGTAGAGTTGTTAGTTCTCTAGACTGAACTGGAAATCCAGGTTTAAAGAGAACCTTATTGTAGTTGTTACTTTCACTAAAATCATCAAAATATGGAGAAACATTTAAATTGGTATTCTGGGTCATTTGTTTAGAACTCTACTACAACTTTTACTTCTTCTTTTTGCGATGCAGATCTGGTGATCGGTGCTCTATTGTCTATATAGATTATTTCTCCAGAGTATTTTTTGATCTCTGGAGTTGCATGTCCATCATTAAATGTTTGACCCAATTGGACAACAGATCCGCTAACTGTCAATGCACTTACATTATCCATATCAATATCGGGAACCAATGGAGTTCCGGATGCTGCACCCTGAATGGCAGCATCCTCTGTACCAGCAAAATCATATAATCTATTTCCTGCAGTTCCTTCATACGTAGAGGTTACAAAACCTACTGGTTGATAATATCTTAAAACACCAGTATTGGGATTCCAAGAAGCAACATATCCGATTGCAGTCTGACCAACAGCAACCGTTTGACTAATTTGACTATTAACTGTGTAAACTGTTCCGGCAGTTGTTCCACTTCCAACACTAGATTTTAATTTCAATGCACCTAGGGCAGTTGCAGTTTGATCTGTAAATAATCCAGCGCCATCATATTGAAGTGGATTTTTTACAACTCCAACTCTGGAGAAGGTATTTCCAGTTACATAATCGTCTTCATTATCATATTTAGAGTACATCATCACTCTATATGCTCCGAGTTCACGATAAACATCGGCACCATGACCACCCTTTGGTGGAATTATAACTTCAAACTCAGCACCTGCTCCACCTCCGGCAACATCAGCAACAGTTTCTGAGTCAAATCTTATGAGTCCTCTAGTATAACCACTTCCACCATTTTGTATTACAACTGAAGAAACTTCTCCTCCGGAAATTTGAACAGTGACTGTTCCTCCAGTTCCATTTCCAAGGATTGGAACTCCATCAATAGTTGCAGTAGAACTACCTCCGGTCTTTTGGTATCCAGACCCTCTTGCCTTGATGATTACATGCTCAATTTTTCCATCAACTGCAGCATCCTTTACTGCTGCAGTTTCTCCTGCCCCCCAATTGCTTGGAACTGGCATAAAATCATCTGTTGTAAATTTAATGATTTCAGAAGGTGTTAATGTATACAAATATTTCCAACGATACCCATCATCAATAGCACCTGCCTGACTTACAGAAGTTGCTACAAAATTTGGTTCAAATAAAGACTTTTCACCTTCTGGTCTTTCTGGATTAGCACCATTACTTATACAGACATAAACTTTATACTCAGAATTAATTACATAATAATTTGAATCATAAAGTGATTTTGCATTTGTGACCAAAGATGCCTTATTGATATCAACATCACCTTTATATACATCATATGTGGTTCCCACCGTCCAGTTGATTCTACGAACAACTCTTGAAACATCACTAGTTCCTATCTTTTTAAGGAACATCATACTATCATAGTATAAATTTTCTTGCTCAAACGAATCTCTAGGATCCGGAGGAGACCCCGCCCAATTACTGTCACCGTAGTTCTCTACTAAAGTTCTAGTTGGATCGGGGTGACCCAAAAATGTATAGTAGTTATTGGCAGTTCCGCCAACACCCGTGAAACTTTTTATAAAAGTTTCAGCATTCAATATTCTAAATTGATCAGTAATTATAGCTGACATGTCGAGAAAAGTTCTTTGACAATTTTGATTATTTATACTGTATCCGCCAGTCTCATTTGAGTCTGTCGTCTAATATAGGCAGAAGTTGTTAAACCAGCATTACCACTTCCAGTTTCTGCAGTAAATGTCTTTGCTGTTCCTGCTCTAGTAAAAGTCATTTTACCCCAACTAAAGCAACCATGTGTGGTGCTGTATGTCGAAAGTCCTAAAGTATTGATTCCACTTATAGACTGAACATTTGCAGAAATTCTCACACCAGATGATCCAATGGAGACGACAGAGTGTGCGTGATACACACCATCAATGAAGTCAGTTGATTCTCCCACAAGAGGATTTAATGGTGAATCTAATATGGCAGTAACTCCACTACCGATACGTGTTTTACTTATAACAAATTTATCACCTGTTGTAATACCGGATCTAGAAATTTTTCTTGCGTCTGGCGGCACTGGTGCATAGATCGCTGGATCTGGAATAACATCAAATACGATCATTGGTGAAGTTGTGCCGATTCCAGCAGTGGCAGTTACAATTCCGGTAATTACACCATAGTCACCAGCAAACGTAACATTGTTTATAGATTCAGTTATTGAATTACCAGTTGTTCCGACTCCAACTATAAGAATATCATCCAAGTTACCGCCAAGATCATCAATTTTATTGAAAGACCAAGCGTCTTTTACATATACCTCAGTGGCATCATGTGGAAGATCTGCAATAATATTAGTATTAGGATAGATAGCAGGTTCTAAGTAATCTCTTTGTTTTGAAATTGGTACACCATTAACAATTACATCGGAGGTTTGTTTTCTCCAAACTGTTGGTCTGAGATAATTTCCATCGGTAACAATGCCAACGCCACCATATGTTTCCGTCTCTACAGTGTCAGAAGCAACCAAGTCATAGATTGTTCTATTTGTTTGAGAAACAACATTATTGGTCCATTTCTGCAATCTTAATATATCACCAATTTTGATAGTTTGATCAACATCATCTTCCTGATAATCAGCGTCTGATCCGGTATAGAAGTACAACTTGAACTTAGAACCGGCCTTAGGAGCAGTTATGAAAGTAATTTTGGTTCCACTGACGAACGTGTAATCAATACCAGGTTTCTGTAAAACATCATTAATCCACATCAATAGATTATTTTGAAGAATAATTCCAGATCCAGACCTGGCAACAATACTATAGAACTCTTTATTGGTTACAGTTCTTGTTATGTAGAAATCTTTTCTTACTCCATTAAACTCATTACTGAAATCATCAAGTTCTAATAGTTGACCAAATGCCCACCCAGCAAACTTATCTTGATGTCTTGATTCTACTTCAATTCTAAATGGAAGAGTAGAAACTCCGGCAGTAAACTCCATTCCAGAAAGTTCAAGAACATCACCAACCTCATAACCAATACCATCATCTGCCATTTCAAATGCGGTTACAGTTCCACCTACTCCTATCGTAACATCTATAGTTGCACCAGATCCATTACCAGATCCACTAAAGTTTACGAGTGGTATCCTCTTATATGGTCCTGGAGGTGTTATCAATACTGCCGGTGGAGAAGTAGCAGTGTAACCACTGCCTGCTGCAACCACATCAAATGAGGTTATGATACCATCAGTTAAAACAGCAGTAACTGCTGCTCCAACTCCAGTTGTGGAAGCAATCGAAATTCTAGGAGGAACTAAGTATCCAGAACCACCACCATCACTAGCAATACCAACACCAGTTATGCCACCAGAACCATCAATGAATACAGTCGATGCAAGACCTGCTGTTGGAAGTTGATAATTTTGTCCAGGGAATCCTGCAACAGGAGAAATTTCATCAATAATACCACCCTTGGGTAAATCATCTGGAAGAGTTCCCGTAAAATCAATTGTTGATGCAGCACCAACACCACCACCAAGCAGTGTATAATCTGCTCTGAGTGGTGATCCAACATCATTGAAGAATGGTCTTTGGAAGATATTATTAACTAGAATTGCACCAAAACTAGTATTAATTCCAGTGGCATCTACACCATTTGTCTTCAGATCAAACTTATCTTGAGTACCATTAAACTGTTCAGAAATATCATCAAGTACTTTATTCTTTTCATAATCTAATCTGTAGAATATTCTTCCGTTAAATGTGCTAGATGAATATGGAGCATCCTTAAAGTGTATTTTTCCTTTTTGTATTCTATAATCTCCAGACAGTGCAGTAAACGCTGCTCCCACTAAGTGAGCAGCAGGAGCAGTGCCCATATATCCACGCTCTACTCTCATAGAATTGGTAGAACCAATTCCCACTGAAGTAATCTTAAATATTTCTTCATCAATTTTTACTATATCATTTCCAACAAATAGTGATGGATTATTTACTATAAAGAGTTCGGTTGATCCAATACCAACAGCATTTGCCAGAGTGACACCAGTTCCAACATCTTTTTTCGCAATCGGACTTTGAATTATATTATCAATAGTAATAATTCCTCTAGTTAATGTAAGTGTATCATTAACTGATAAACTATGAGTTGCTCCAACTCCTGTTACTGTTGTAAATCCAATTGTATGGGGTGGTGATAATCTAGTTTCAGACAATCCCATAGCAACTCTAAAGGTATCATCTGTCACTTTAACTACATAAACTCTTGATGGAAGATTAACGGTAGTGTTAATTCCTATTCCTATTGAGTGAGTAGCAGCAATACCAATATTACCTGTGCTTGGAGTATAGAATAATTCTTCACCTGTATTGAAATTATGATCACTAATTGTGATTAAATTGGTTGTTGTGTCAATAGCAGTTGAAGGATCAAACACATGATGAAGCATAGTATTAGTTTCATTGAGTAAGTTGAATGTACTCAAACCTACAATTCCACCACCAATAGATGTAGTAAATCCATTAAATTGTGGACTGATATCATCAATCATCAAGACTTTATTTGTGACTGACTCGTTGTAGTCTGTAATAACTTTAGTATCAAATTTAACTATTCTTGAGAAGTCTGGATTATTTGTAACCTCAGAAACAAAATCATAGAAGTTTCTTTCATGAACTGATGCTAAATTTATTAATTCCAAATTCAGAACAAGGTCAGAAGAGGTTGGTACAACAGTAACTTTTGGAATTAGTGCATTACTTATTTCATACTCTGCAAAGTTTTTATAACCAGAAGTGTGTGCAAGACTGTTTACAGGTTCACTCCATGTTTCATATGGAATTGGACCTCTCACTGCATATGAAAATCTTTGATAGAAGTCATTATCATGCAATCTCTGAGAATCGAGATTTAATTTGCCAATATCATTTCTCCAAGTTTTAATATCTTCAAATGTACTAGAAACTTGGAGATCAAAATCATATTCTACTAGAGATGTTATTGTTGATTTGAAACTGCTGGATTTTCCGGTAATCGTGTCATTTCTGTTAAATGTGCCGGTAACGTCAGTTATTTTCAAAGTATCATTAGAATTATCAAACTCTACTACCTTTCCAGAACCGCCATTTCCAGTTTCTACAATCTCACCCTTATTGTAGATTGCTTTATCAAATGTAGGAGTAAGAACTGCCAATTCATTTGACTTAACCACAGATCCAAAAGAATTTGTATCATCAAAAAGTCCACCTGACTGTGCAATACCAATAATTGAATATGTAATGCTTTCTGATCCTTGAACCGTATTAATGCCACTTATGACAAAGTTTCTATAATTATAGTCACTGGAATTATATCCTTGTCCAGTGCCAGGAATAATATTAATATTTTCAACAAAGACTGAATCGCCTATTTGGAATGGGAATGGATTTGCAGTGGTAAATCCAACATTTGGTGGTGCTTTAATTGATAATGTATTTGTAGTTCCTCCAACAGAAACTGCACTAGTTACTTGAATACCATTTGAGTTATTGATAGTTATAACTTTTGTATTTTTACTTAATCCACTAGATCCATTTATGACTTTAACTTTATTGACAGAGTTTCCTAAAACTTCAACTTCAAATACAGCATCGCTAACCCCAGGAACTATGGCTCTTGGTGGTTGATTATAATTCTTTCCACCACTAGTAATTCCAACGGAAGTTATTTGTAAATTGTCCTCTAATGTGAGAAGAATTTGAGATTTTGCTTTAGGTGTTAAAGTTTTATCTTCAGGAATTTCAATTCCTGAGAATTTGACCTCGGTATCCAATACTGTTCCAATATTATCAGAAACCACTGCAAACTCCGCATCTGTACCAGTTGAAGATCCAACAGAGGTTACAACTGGAAGAGTTTTTATATTTTTTCCATAATCATAAATGTTTAGTGATTCTATTCCACCAAGAGCAGTGCTAGATGTAGTCGAGTAATATGCTGTTGTTAGTCCAGCACTATTATATGATAAATTTTCTACCTTTTCCGAAAGATTGACTGTAAAGGCAGTACCAGCAGCACCAATAATATCATAAGAACCACTATATTTGGAGTCCTCTACATTGATGCTGGATTGTCCCACAACAAAAAGATCTTTTGTTTTGTATGCATTTGCACTAGTTCCTTCAATTTTATAGTACAAAATCTTAGGTAAGGAACTTGCAATTGACACATTTATTTCTGCACCAGCAGAACCAGGATCTATAGTTCCTCTGTTTATGAGTGTAGAATCGTATCTTGCTCTATAATTTTCGTCAGTATAGAAGTTAATATTATAATTTAACAGAGAAGCATCAGAAATAGCAATAGCAACGTTTGTTCCTCTTGTTGCAACAATTTTTGGATCTACTTTTGCAATTTCAAATGTTCCAGATGCCGCAATAGAAGAAAATTCAATGTGTTCTGCGGGATATGAAGTTGCTGATGCATAATTTTCAGCAAGTCTAATTTTATCATCTGAATATTTGATTGCATAATAAATGTGTCCATTATTTGCCAAACCTCCTATGATATTCGTGCCAACATATGCAACTGCATCACCAGTACTAAATTCATGATCTGCTATTGTAATTGCTGAAGTAACATCTGTTGTTATTCCACTAGTAGAAACACCAGTTACATTCAGTGTAGAAGCATCCACAAGGAGTCTTCTCATACTATCATTGAATTTAAACGCAACATTCTTGGTTACATTTGGGACCACATTTAATTTAATTTTATCTTTAGGAAGTAAACCATGTGCTAACGTAGTTTGTATCGTAGCATTTCTTCGCTTTGAATCTGCAGTTATTCTATCAACTTTTTTAGTAAATTTAGCATCATCTGCAGTATGTCCAATCCAATAGAGAAGATAATTAGTAGCAATCCCTGCTCTAATTGTTGTAATACCTAGATAATCGGTTCCAAGTTTTACTGCAAAAAGATTATCATAATCTGCGATATCAAGACGATCCCAATCAGATGGATCTGTTGTTCCAATTCCAACCGCTTCTGGAACGTGAGAACCAGTGATTGATCCGGCAAACGAAACGTATTCTAATTCATCACCAGTCTTAAATCCATGATTTCTTATATAAATCGCTTGTGGAGGAATTGATTTTGTAATGTTAAAACTTCCTGCAGTTCCAACAATAACATTAGAGTATTGTGATCCAATACCAAGAGATTGTGAAGGAACAATATACTCAGTGGTGCCAATTTTATAATTGGTATCATCTAGTTTTTTATCAACATTAAAATTGAAAGATAATTCTTCTCTATGAACGTTGCTACTTGCTGAGTGTGAAGTTTCTGTGCCATTTTCTTTCCTAGAAACTACGTAAGTGCTATTAACTCTATCAATAGCAATAATCTTCATTTTTTCGCTTCCAATGACAATTATATCGTCAACAGCAAATTTATTTTTTGCTGGTGTGTCACGTAATGTAATTGAAGTAACAATTCCAGTTACAGAAGTAGCACCAATCGCAACTGTCAGAACACTAGTTACAGAAGCAACTCCTACTTTGTAGAAACCTTCAATATTTTTATATGTTCCAGTAGAGACACCTGTAATTTCAATTACATCTCCATCTGTATATGTGTGAGCAGTTGTAGCAGTTGCAGTTACTTTTCCATCTAAAACAGAAAGATTTAAATTGTTATTTTCTGTCTCAGTTGTAGCGATAGAAAAGATTTCTTTTCCTCTAATCTCTTTAATATTTGCGTCAACGGAATCTGTGGATAGATTTATTTTTTCTCCAACTTTGTAATCTTCTCCTCTTTGGAGTATGTCAATTTCAGTTATGTTTGAACCAATTGTTGAAGTAACAACTATTTTTGGATCTGATTTTGCAAACTCAGACAAGAATGGATAATCTCTACCATCATCATTAATACCAAGGTGAGTTACCATTCGATTGTAGTCACCTGTGTTTATATTTTTATCAGATTGATCTGAAAAATAGTTGTAGTTAAATGAGTCAGTTAAATTATGATGTCTCTTGGTTATGTAAGGATATGCAGGAACTTCTGCAGACTGCTCTAAAGTAGAGAAGTAACAATATCTTCCATCTGGAAAATCTGGAGTAACGCAAAATCTTCCATTATATTCGTCCAGATCTCCACTATTCAAATTGTACACATAATCTTGATTAAAGAAACCACCTGGTCTATTTGGTCTAAGTTTGACATCAGTTATTGAATCTTCCAAATAACTTGACTGCATTCTCTTAAGTGTACCGGCAGCACCAAAAGCATTTGAGTTTCCATATGGTCCGTAAATGGGATTACCATCATATGCCCATCCAACAATTGGAGAATGCTCTAATTTGTTAGAATCAGTCTCTTCATCTAAACTGCTACTAATATTATCTTTTAGTAATTCTCTATAGAACTTACCTGCATAATATCCAGCAAGAGTGGTCGAATCGTCAGATCTTTGTGATTTTACTCTAATATAATCTCTTGATTTAGATTTAAAGTCATCATTCACTCCTGCTAAGAATTGTCTATATCTCTGTACATTATTAACATTCCATTCGTGAATATTAGTTAGAAATTTTGCACCATCACCAGTTGGTGTAACTATTATGGATGTGTCAGCAGACTTGTAACCTTTACCTTTATTAACAATAGTGACCGCTGTTAATTTACCTCCGGAAACAGTCGCCGTAACCTCTGCAAAACTACCATCACCAATCACTTGTATTTTTGGTGGAGATGTATATTCAGATCCCTCATCTAGGATGAATACTGTCTCAAGTTCACCATTGCTGTTAACAAGTGGTTTTAAAACTGCATCCTTTCCTGTAAGAAGTCTTGTATTCAGATTTTTGTTATAGTTTAATAACTCATCATTTCCAAATGAGTTTCCACCATTTCTAATGAATATATCATCTACTCCACCAGTGATCATAGCAGTGGCAGAAGCATTGTAATAAGATGGTACTACATCAGTATTGCCAATTGATACCACTCCATCAATAGTAATTGATATATCTGGATATCCAACTGTATGAATACCAGAACCAGTGCTATTTAAATTGACATAGATTTCTTTATCATAATTATTGGTAGAAATAGTTGTAGCAGTTCCTGCATGAGCAAGTTTAAACTTGTCGCTACTTAATACTTTTACTTTATAAACTGAATTGACATCAAGTCCACCAATTGCACCAGTTGTCTTATATGAAACTACTTCACCATCAGAAAATCCATGATTTCTGGCAAAGATGTAATCTTGGTGAGTGTTAATTCCGGTAAAAGTTCTAAATTCGTCTTTTACAAACTCTGGGGGATATGATTGGGAATCAATTTGAATTTTTCTCGTAGAAAGTTTTCTTCCTGGTTCTACGATATCAATTCTATCGATTATACGTCTAATTTTTTTAGATCTGAAAGTATGGTCTTTTGTTCCAAAATTATTAAAGTCAATTAACTTTGTTTTATTTTCAGCATCATTCTTAGTCGATGTGAGTGAGAATCGATCATCATCTATCTTTACGATATAGTAAGTGGACCCAGAGGAGAGTCTATCTGTAGCAAAACCTACAAATGAGGTAGTACTATTAATTCCAATGGGAGTTCCAGTAGCAATATATGTGACTGGTTCAGCGTTTATGAACTTATGTTCTATCTCTGTAATTGTATTGCTGGTCAGGTTTACAGCAAAGTCATTGACTGACACACTATGTGTCAATCCACGCATTTGTGCTTTAAGCAGAGTTCCTGATTCATTTCCTCCTGAAATTTTAACTGAAGGAGTTCCAGCATAATCAAATCCTTGAGATACTAGACTAATGCTATCGATATGTCCTGAACAGTTAGCATAAGCAGTAAGTCCAACTCCACCACTTACAGAAATATCGGGAATATTCTGAATGTCATAACCATTTCCAGTTGAAATAACATCAATACTATCAATTTGCCCAAAATAGTACTTATCATTTCCTATTGGAGAATAAAATTCTACACCGTTCAATGCAACACCAATTGGACCTTGAATATCGCTATTTGAAATTTGTTTTTTCGGAGTTTTAAGGAATCTCTTAAAATAACTCTGTGGTCTTAAAGATTTGACTCCATTTCTTAAGAATGAATAAAAATCAATAGGAGTAATAGTATGATCGGCAGTTCCTACACCTATGAAAGTTATAATATTATTATTTTCTACAGCAGGATAAGTTAAACCGAGTCTAATCGTATTATCATCTACTTTTTTTACAACATATGTTCCATCAAAAACATCTGTTCCACCTCTAAAACTTTCTTTTGTTCCATCTGCTGGATTATAATAAACTCTCTCTCCATTTTCAAATCCATGATTTGTAATGGTTATATTGCCAGTTCCTCCACTAATATCAAAGTTATCAGTTGATATTCCCACTGATCTATTTGATACTTGAATATCTGGATATGATGGTAAACTATTGAATGCTACATATGCATTACCTTCATCATCCACAAATGAGTTTTGGATGTTGGAAAATCCAGTATCAATGCCAAATTCTGTAGAT